CTCCGCTATGTACAAGGTGTACTGGGACGGCAAGCTCACTGGCGATGAAAAAGAATGGGTAAAGGAAATAAAAAAGCTCTACGGCTATGAGATCAACAGCCGTCAAATGGCCTGGTGGCGCTGGAAAATGGCTGAAGGTATCAAGGATGAATCCCTGATGTACCAAGAGTTTCCTCCTACCGAGGACTACGCCTTTGTCATGACCGGCACCAGCTTCTTCTCCAACAGCCGCTGCACAGACGCTGCCAAGGTTGCCAAGAAAACTGTGCCTGACTGCTACCGCTACGCCTTTGGTCAAAACTTCCAAGACACCCAAGTGTTGAAATCTTCTGAGCGTCTGGGTACGCTGCGTATCTGGGAAGAACCTGTGGATAACGGCTACTACGTTATAGGCGCTGACCCAGCGTACGGAAGCTCAGACTGGGCAGACAGGTTCTGTATACAAGTCTACAGAGCGTACGCCGACGGGCTAGACCAGGTGGCTGAGTTTGCTACTAGCGAGATGAACACCTATCAGTTTGCCTGGGTCATTGCCCACCTGGCTGGCGCGTACAAGAACTCCACCATGAACCTAGAAGTCAACGGCCCTGGGCAAGCAGTTATTGCTGAACTCAAGAACTTACGCCGCCTAGCTACTGCCATGCCTGGCGGTATCGGTAAAGACCTGCGGGATGTGCTGGGCAGCATGACCAACTACATCTGGCGCAAGCTAGACAACATGGGCGGCCTGTCCAACAGCATAGGCTTCATGACTACACACCAAACAAAGGAGCGCATGATGAACTACATGAAAGACTTTTTTGAGCGCCAGATGATGAACGTCTACAGCATGGAGCTGCTAGAAGAGATGAAGACCATTGTGCGTGAGGACGGTTTCCTGGGCGCTCCTGGTAGAAGCAAGGACGATAGGGTTATTGCCTCGGCTTTGGCTGTTGTGGCGTGGGCAGAGCAAGTCCAGCCCCGCCTGATAACCAACTACATAACCCGCGAGAAGCAGGCCAAGGATGCCGAAACCTCGGATCAAGACCTGTATGTAGGCAAAGTAGCCGCCAACTATCTACAAAAGATAGGGCTACGGGCATGAACCTGACCAAGAAAGAGCTGCTGCGCCAGGTTAAGAAGTTCCTGCAAGACCCTGACAGGGGCATTTCTCACATGATGTTTGCCGAATTGTGCGGTATTGACATGTGGTTTATGCGCCAAGTTTTCTTAGATGAGGAGCGTCCGCTGTCTGAAACGGTACAAATAAGGGTTAACAAGGGCTACGATGCCTGGAAAAAAGGGCTGGTCAAGACCATGCAGCGCAAGGATCGCAGCCGTTATGTGGATTACAGGACAAAAGCAGAGCCACTTTTAGCCCCTAGCATGGGGTTAAAGTTGGTAGGTGGAGAGTTAAAGCTGCGTGTTGGTATGGTCAACCGGCGCGATTACAGTCAACGTGACCTCAATGGGGATTGAAAATGGCAGTATTGAAAGATTACAAGTGCTTGGCACACGGATATTTTGAAGCCTGGGAGCCTCTGTGTCCCAAAGGTTGCGACGGTGAAGCTATCATGGTGGCCTTCTTGCAGCCGGTGGGCCTGCGCTCTGATACCACCAAGCATTCTGATACCACTATGCGCGGTCTAGCCCAAGACTTTGGCATGAGCGACATTAAGTCCGTGAGAGAAGGGGAAGCCCAGCCTGCCAGATTTGGTCAGCAGCCGCAGCAAAACCCGTATGCTGTACAGTGGGGGAACCCAACCCAGATCAGTGGCTACGACACCCGTCCTATTGCAGATGAATCAACTAACGGTCTACAATTGGCGCAGGCTACGGGCAGGATCAAACCCCTAGCTCCGAGTATTGTCCAGCGAGATCATGAAAACTTGACTATCTCAAAATGATTATTCCTAAATCACCAGATGCCCGTGAAGCGTTCTATGTAGACCTCATGCAGAAGTGTCTGGTGTCCGTGGATGAGCGCAAGATACAGTACGACAAACTCAAATGTTTCTTTTTGTTTGGTAGCTCACCAGATGATCCACCCGCGCTGTTTAACAAGATAGCGCCGCATATTGACCAGCTCAACTCGTTTTTGTATTCCTCAGAAACTACCCGCTTCTCAATCAATATCGGCGCGTCTGTTGAAAAAACAGAACACACCAAGATTCCTTCACTGACTCGTGCGCTCAACGATGAGTGGCTCAACAGCAACACCGATCAAGTGTTCTCTAGTTCTATCAACTGGTCACTGGTTTATAACTCCACGTTTGTCAAGGTGGTGGTTGGCAAGCAAGGCAGCATTCGCCCGTACTTGATTGAGCCTGGAAGTATTGGTGTGTTGCGGGAAGACCGCCCCTACACTGACCAGCAAGAGGCAATCTGCCATAAATACTACATGACCAAATCGGAGTTGTACACCCGCTTGTACAACCATCCAAAACGGGAAAGTATTTTGAAACGCGTCTTTGAAGGGCCAAAACCCAAAGACGAAACACCCAACGCTATGAACCGGCTGGCCTTCTCGCAGACACAACCTAATGTTACTGGTAACGTTAATCTTTCTTTAGAGAGCATGAGCCGCTACCAGGCGCAAGTGGGCGAGGGCGTAGTGGAGATGGTAGAGATGTGGGTCTGGGATGATGAGACTTCTGACTACCAGGTTGTCACTATGGCAAACCCGTATGTGGTGATCTATGACCGCAGCGGCGAGTCCATGTTTATTAAGGGTGAATGCCCGTTTGTGCAAATCTCTCCTAACCCGCTGTACGATTATTTTTGGGGTCAGAGTGAAGTTGAAAAACTTATTTACTTACAAGAACTTAGAACAAAGCGTGTAGGTGAAATTTCTATGTTGCTTGCCAAGCAAGTCAACCCGCCCAAAGCGTTTTCTGGTTTTATGGGAATTACAGATGAAAAAGCATTTGCCCTTAACTCTCCCAGTTCCTTTATTCTCTCTGACACGCCTGGTGGCAAAGTTGAAGAACTTGCCCCAAAAATGCCGGAAGATTTATTTAAAGAGATCGCCGAAATAGATGCCATGTTTGCAGAGGTTAGCGGCATCTCTAGCGTGTTGCAAGGCCGTGGCGAAACAGGTGTTCGCTCTGCCGGACACGCCAGCCAGCTTGCTCGTCTTGGTAGCAGCCGCGCTAAAAAACGCGCTTTAATTATTGAAGACTCGTTGGAAAAATTAGCGACGCTGTATCTTAAAATTATGCAAGCGTATGACGATACTCATTTCAAAGATGAGAACGGAATGACTTTCATTGCTGAGCAATTTACTCATGACTTTGTGGTCAAGGTAGATGCTCACAGCAATTCGCCCATCTTTATGGAAGACAGCCGTGATCTGGCGTTTAAGTTGTTTGAGGCCAAAGTTATTGACAAGAAACGCCTGATTGACTTGGTTGATCCACCTATGAAACAATTGCTCAAAGACGATCTGGAAAAGCTAGAGAAAAAGGAAGCGGAGAAGGCGGCGGCACAGCCACCAGCCCCACCGCCTCAGCCCAAACCACCGAAAGGACAGTGATGGCAACCGATTCTGATATGACTAGAGGGGTGAGTAATCCTAACAACTCGCCGAGATATACTGGCGAGAAGAGTGTTGCGCGAAGCGAAAAAGTAGGATATAACCGCAGTAATGTAGGTGGCAACCAGAAAAGAACTGATGGTCGCCAGGCAAAAAGAGATTGAATTTGGGTAACCAAATAGGGTATGGCTGCATTCCCTTTTAAATGTGGCCGCTTCTTGGAGTACCATTATGGCACGCATGAAACGTAAAGGTGGACGCAAAGGTAAGCGTAAGTAATCTAGGGTTCACCCTAAATTACCCGTGAATCTTTTCACCCATCATTGGCGGTTGGATGCTAACTAACCGCCTTTAATTAAGGATGTATTGATATGCCAATGGATAAGATGATGGAGTTGATTCAGCAGGGACAAGCCCCTGAGAACACCGACATTCCTGCTCCGGCTTCTGCTGGGGCTGGGCCTGATTCGGGCGTTCCTCCTATGGCATCTCCCATGTCTACGCCAGAACCTAAAATGGGTAGCAAGTCAGCGGCAAATATCAATATACAGATGGCTATGGATTTGTTAGAGCAGTCACTACCGGCCCTGGGCAGCGAGACTCCAGAAGGCCAACAGATCATGAAATCTTTAGGCTCTTTGCACAAAATGTTTGGCAAGCGAGAAGCAAAGAACCGTGAACTAATGCCAGCAGAGATCATGCAAATGATGCAAACGCTACCCCAAGCTGGTGGCGCTACTCCAGAGCAAAGAAGCATTGCCCAAGCACCCGCACCAGGCACGCAGCAACCACCCCTCCCAATGTAAGGAACTATCATGGATTTGTTCAAACCTCGTGGCTCTACGCCAATTCGTAAACCGACTGACAACAACATGCAGCACGGTCAAATGTTTAACCCACCACGCTACTCGCAATTTGGCGGCGGCAAAGATGGCACTGCTATTGGTAGCACCGCTTACAAAAACAAAATGACGCTTGAAAAACCAGGCGGCACTCGCAAGGTCATTTAATTATGAAAAACCCATACCAACCAAAACGTGCGCCTGCAAAGCGCAGTGGCGGCAAACGTTATTAACCAACTAGGGGATAGTTATGTCACTTGAAGATGTGTCTTATGAAGCGCGAGATGAATTGGCCCGACTGGCAAAACAATTGTCAGACAGTCCAGAAACTCGTACTCAATTTCTGAAACTCGCCAAAAAAGTTCGCCCAGATGTGGTGATGCCGGAAGTCGAGATGGAAGAACGTTACACGCAAAAGTTTTATGATTTTGAACAGAAACTTGCAGCCCGTGATGCCAAGCAAGCCGAGCGTGATGCTATGGACAACTTGGAATATCGCCGCAAATCTCTGATTGAAAAAGGGTTTGTTTCTAACCGTGAGGAAATCCAAGAAGTGGAAAAACTCATGTTGGACAAAGGTATAACCAATCACGAAGCTGCTGCTGAATATCACAAGTATATGAAGCAAGCAGCCATTCCTACGCCAAGTGGCTACAATCCCAATCCAATGAAGAAGTTTGATTTATCGGCATTCCACAAGAATCCAATTCAAGCGGCGCGGGATACGGCGGCACAGGCGCTTTCAGAATTTCGCAGACCTACTAGGCCAATTGGCCTATAAGGTATAGGGTAAACAGGGGATTTTTTTAGGAGCTTTTTATGGCTATTGGCGGCGGTATTATTCCCAGCACTGGCAGTAGCCAGTACACAGAACTCTCGTATGTAACACGACGGGCGTTTATTCCTAAACTGGTTGTGCAACTGTACAACTCAACTCCCCTGTTGGCTGCTCTTTTGAGCAACTCTCAGCAAGCCTCTGGCGGTGTGTCATCTGTTACTGCACCTGTGCAGGGTTCACAGATGGTTACATCTCAGTGGTCTGACTACTCAGGTTCGTTTGCACAGCCAAGCGTGCAAGTTGGTGTAACCAACGCTGAGTTCAATTTGAAGCTCATGATTGCCCCTGTGCCGTTCCTTGGTATGGAAGGCGCTGTGCAGCAAGACTACGCGGTAATCCCGTTGATCGAAGCCCGTATGAACGATGCTACAAACAGCATGATGGATTCAATGGCTACGTCCTTGTACAACAACACCACTAACACTCAGCAGTTTATTGGCTTGCCAGGCGCTGTTGATGACGGCACCACCCTTGCTACTTACGGCAACATCAATCGTACTAGCAACACCTGGTGGAAATCCAAACTGTATGCGGCTGGTTCGGTTAATCCTACTCGCTCAAACTTGTTACAGTACATTTCTGGTACTGTTAAAAATTCTGCTGAAGTTCCTACGTTTGGCGTATGCGGCTTTGGCACTTGGACTTTATTGGCTCAAGATTACGTTGGTCAAGAGTCTTATGTCATTACCCCAGGTAAAGGCGTAGGTTTTGACAATGATTCTGACGGCCCACAATCTGGTTTCCGCGCTTTGATGGTTGCTGGTGTTCCAATCTATCCCGATCCTTACTGCCCAGAAGGCACTGTGTATTTGCTCAATAGCAATTACATGTCTCTGTACATTCATGAAATGGGTTCGTTTGCCTTTACCGGCTTTGAATCCACTTTGGCTAACTGGCAAGTTGGCTACGTTGGCGCAGTGCTAACGATTGCTGAACTGGTGGTAACGAAGCCAAAAGCCATGACTAAAGTCACCGGCTACAACTCTCTCACCATCTAAGGAGTAACGATATATGATTAATGCAATGGGTTTTGGTGTTCGCGGCACTAGCTGGCCCAACACACCTATTAACTTGGCTTCTGGTCAGGTCTACACAATTCCAAGTGGTCAATACTCTGCCCATCTTGGCCCGTACACTGCCGTACAACAATACGACGGCGTACAACAAACCTGGCGCTTTGTAGAAGCATCTACTCAGTCCGCACCAACCATCGTTTCTTCTGACGGCAGCAATGTTCGTTTGATTAACATGACTGGCACGGCTGTAGGCGCTGTTATCACCAACGCTGGAACTGGTTACACCAACGGCATTTATCCTGCCGGTACTGGTAACGGTACTGCTGCTGCTCCTACTTGCACATTTGCTGCTGGCGGTGGTAGCGTGTTGGCAACTGGTAACGTGATTGTTGGCGGCGCTATCAATAGCACCGTTACGATTACTGCTGGTGGTAGCAATTTCACCAAAGCAACTATCCTGTTGATCTCGGCTCCTCCTGCTGGTGGCGTACAAGCTACTGCAACTTGCACCATTTCTGCTGGTGTAATTAATGCAGTGACCGTGACCAACCAGGGTGCTGGCTACACTGCTGCTCCTACTATTAGTGTAATCAACGCTTATGGCGACACCACTGGTACTGGCGCAACATTGACTGTCAACGCTACTTTGGTTGGTTCTGGAACAATCACTGCTATCACCATGAACAACAATGGTGCTGGTATGACTTCTGTTCCTGCTATTACATTTAGCCCAGCATCAACCACTGCTGCTACCGCTGTAATGTGCTTTACCGCACTGACTTTAACGGGCGCATCTGGTGCTACCAACACGGTTGGAACTTACGGTTTGTTGGGCCTTTCCCAAGTTACCGCAGGCTCTGCAACTTTAACCAATCCAGCAATTAGCACTGGCGTATTTGTACCTCGCATGGCTGTTGCAGTTGCAACTACTGCGGCGGCAACTTATTCGTCAGTAATTCTTGATGGCGGTCTGCACCAAGTGACTACGATTACCCAAGGTCTTCTGACCCAAGGTGGCCCTGCTTTTGGTGGAACTGCTTACACTCCTGCAAGCACTGTTGGCGGTACATCTGATACCGTCTATCTGCAAACCATCTAAGGAGCTAATATGGCTGGTTCTAGAGTTGCAAACAAACTGCCGAGTCAATTTGGTAGCATTCTGCTGGCTGTTGTTCCGTCGTTGAACTTAAATGCGACGGGCGATACGTTCGTTGCATTTGCCGACACTCCTACAAAGTTTCGGATTCGCGCCATTGCGATGACCAATGGTTCGATTAATCCAACAACGGCACGCTTCACAGTTCAAACCGCCGCATCTGCGGGAGGCACGGCAGTCGTTACGTCTGTCACGCCTTCACTGGCATCCTCTGCTGTTGTACAAGACTTGAGCATTGCGTCTACAAACGCATTTACTCAAGCATACCTGTACATCAATGTAGGTACGGCGCAAGGTGCAGCGGCTACGGTTGACTTGTACATCTACGGCGACATTCTGACTTCCTAACATGTGGGTTACAAATAACAGTGAACACGATCTAGAAGACGGATACGACGGCAAACGATATTTGTTTGCCAAGGGTATCCCTGTAGAAGTGCCAGTTATTGTTTGTAATCATGTGTTTGGTTTCGGAGAAGATAACAAAGAGCCGCATCTACGTCGGCTTGGATGGATGTTGAATAACACGGAATTGCAAAAGGCTAAAGACCGCCTATCTTGCTTTTCGTTTGCCTCATCCCGTCCTAACCTCCACGTTCTATCCCCCGTGGTTGATGCAAAGCCAGTTCCTACGCCTAAACAGCGTAGGGCTGGACTTGTTCAAAAAGCCGCATAACATCATGAGGCCAGAATGGTACTCTCTGACTACATCACCGAATGCCGGAGATTGCTGCATGATGCTAATGGCAACTTTTACACCGACAGCGAACTAACTGATTACATTAATCAGGGTAGAACTCGCATGGTGCGAGACACCGGCTGCCTGCGTACATACCAGACATCTTCGGTTGTAGCCAACCAAGAAGTATTGCTGACAAGCTCATTGCCAAGCGGATCAAACACGCTTGACATCATTAACTTTAACTTGATCTGGGGCAACACCAGGATAGCGTTGCAGTACATGGCATTTACCGACTTCAATGCTCGGCTGCGTTACTACCAAAACTATATTGGTAGGCCAATAGCCTATTCCATGTATGGGCAAACCAGCATTTACCTTGGGCCTGTACCAGATCAAACTTATACAGTTGAGCTGGACACGGTTGTTATGCCTACCGCATTGACAAGCTCTTCTCCGACAGAGACTATTCCTGACCCGTACACCACTCCTGTGGCGTTCTATGCTTGCTACAAAGCCAAGCACAAAGAACAAGCTTATGGCGAATCTGAGATTTTTAACCAAGAATACAAGAACCAGGTACGCGCCGTGTTGTCTTCTGTGTTTACTAGACGTATTACAACCCCTTACTTAATGGGCTAATCATGGATTCACAGAGCATAATAAACATGGCAATGGGAGTTGCTGGCTTCTTTGGAGGCTGGACGGTCAATAGTTTGTCTCGCTCTATCAATAAGATTGAAGACCGCATAAGCAATTTTGTGGCTAAAGATGATTACCGAGAAGACACCAAACGCATTATGGACATGCTGGACAAAATATTCGATAAGCTGGACAACAAGGTGGACAAGTGAGTTGTGCGATGTTTTTTGGTTTTTGTTTTATTGGCATCAACTCCTCAACATCCAGTAAAGTGGGTGTGTGTTAGGTGGTACTGGACAGGCGACGTATTTGAAAGAAAAGTTTATTGCTTGAAATGGGAGAAGGTTGAACGTGAATGATCGATCCAATTTCTATCAGCGTGGCAATAGCCACGGCTCAGACCGTGGTGGATCAGATCAAGAAGGCGGTGGCGCTGGGGAAAGATGTCAAGAGTTTGTATGGTCAGTTCAGCAGCTTTTACTCGGCAGCAGATCAAGTCCACGCAGCGTCAACAAAGGCAAGAATAGCAAATATTCAAAAGAGCGATTCTCAGATAAACGCAGAGGCTCTAAAGATAGCGGTGGCATCTAAAGCGCTGAGAGATGATGAACGGTATATAAAAGATTTGCTTTTCATGACTGGCAACGCGCCGGTCTGGGAAGAGATGATGGCAGAGCGAGTGCGAATGCACAAGGAACGTTCTGAGATGGAAAGGACAATGTTGGAGCAGAGGCAAAAGGACAAAGAAGCTGCGGGTGCTGCCTTAATGAATTTCTTGCTTTTTGTTGCAGCTATTGCGATGATTGTGCCTATTGGCGGTTTGGCCTGGGAATTCTTTATTAAGAGGGGTTGATATGAGTGAGGAAAAAATTCAGAACATGGAAGCCAAAGGGCAACTGATTGAAAAGATCACGTTTGCTTTATTACCACTGTTATTCTCCTGCGTGGTTTACTTGATGTCTGCTTTGTCCAATTTGGCTCATGAAGTCACCATCCTAAATAGCAAAATTAGTTTGGTTGTTACCAGCGACAACAAGCAGGCAAGTAATACAGGGGCAGAGCTTGCACGAGAAAAGCTACGTCAAGACTTGGAAAAAGAAATCCAACGTAATCGTGACCAGATTGCTGAGAACAGGATGCACATCGCAATCCTTGAAGAAAAAACCTCCGTAAACAACAAAATCAAATCCCTGACCGGAAAGGACTGATATGGACTGGTTAGCTCAAATAGCACCTACGATTGCAACGGCGTTTGGTGGCCCACTGGCGGGTATGGCGGTATCTGCGGTATCTAAAGCACTAGGTATCCCAGCAGAGGAAGTGCAAAACGTAATTTCTAGCGGCAAGCTGGACGCTACCCAAGTGGCGGCAATTCAGATGGCAGAGCTTGAGTTAAAGAAACAAGCTCAAGCCATGAACTTGGACTTTGCCAAACTTAATGTTGAAGATAGAAAGTCTGCCCGTGACATGCAAATTTCTACCAAGTCTTACATTCCATCTGCCTTGGCTATAGGGGTAACCCTAGGTTTTTTTGGAATATTGGGTGGTTTGATGTACGGCAAAATTGAACACGCGCCCCAGATTGACATCATGCTTGGCAGCTTGGGAACAGCATGGACTGGCATCATTGCCTTTTACTTTGGCTCTAGCGCCGGCAGCCAAGCCAAGGATCAACTCTTGCACCAAAGTGAGCCTACCAAATGAACGCAAACTTTGACTTTTGCTTTGATCGGATTATCAAGTCTGAAGGCGGTTATGTTTGGGACAAAGATGATGCCGGTGGCGAAACCAATCTTGGAGTTACCAAGCAAGCTTGGTCTGAGTTTTTAAAGCGTCCAATTCAAGATGGCGAAATGAAAAAGTTGACAGTTTCTGATGTCAAGCCGTTTTACAAACAAATTTACTGGGATAGCATCAAGTGTGATGATTTGCCTAGCGGTCTTGATTACGTTGTGTTTGATTTTGGAATTAACGCTGGCACTAAAAAATCTGCCAAGTTTTTGCAACGTGTTGTTGGCGCTGTTGAAGATGGTTCTGTAGGCCCAGCAACTCTTCAATTGGTAAAAACTATTGAAGTGCCTTTGTTGATAAAAACTTTTACAGAGCTGAAAGAAAATTTCTACAACTCTATTGTTCAGAACAACCCAGTGCAAGAAAAATTTTTCAAGGGCTGGATGAATCGTGTAGCTAGTGTGCAAACAACTGCTGAATCAATGGTGGCATGATGGCAAGAAAAAAAAGCCCAAATCTTTCTGTCGGCAGAGGTGAAAAACAATCTGTCCGCAAGGGTGGAGGATTGACTGCAAAAGGCAGGGCTAAGTACAACCGTTCTACCGGAAGCAATCTCAAGGCTCCTCAAAAATCAGGGCCAAGGCATAAATCGTTCTGCGCCAGGAGCAAGGGCTGGACAGGAGAGCGCGGCAAGGCTGCACGTAAAAGATGGGGTTGCAGATGAAAACACCAAAAGCAAAACGTGGTTTGTACTACAACATCAACAAGCGCCGCAAAGCCGGTCTGCCAGCAAAGAAGCGTGGGCAAAAAGGCTACCCTACCGCCTCATCTTTTAAACGTGCAAAACGCACAGCTAAGAAGTAAACATGGCAACGCAGGAGCAAAAGAAAGACTACAAAGTTGTTAAAGACTTTATTGGCATAAACACGAAAGCAAATCGTACTGCCATCAAAGAAGAAGAATTTGCGTGGCTGGAAAACGCCATGCCAATAGGTCATGCTAACGTGCGCGTTGTTCCTGCGCCTACCACTATTGGAAGTGTTACGTTTGCAAGTGCTGTGGTGTATTCAACTTATGGAAATCTTGGAACAACCAACTATTACATAGCGTTTCTTGCTGACGGCTCTGCCAAACAAGTAAACATTAGCACCAACGCAGTTACCACCATAGGTGCTGCTGCTACGTTCTCTACGTCTGGTGTGCAATCAAGCCAATGGAACAACACGTTAATCATAATCATTGACCCTAGCAAAGGTTACTTTCAATGGGATGGCACTAACCTTGTAAAAGTTGGCTCTCTATTTTTTGCTTTGTCTGGCACAGGTACTGGCTACACATCTGCTACTACAGTCACCGTAGGAGCGCCTAATCAAACCGGCGGTACGCAAGCGGTAATTTCTCTTGGTATTACAAGTGGAGCAATTACATCTATATCTGCGTATGGAACAGGACTTACGCCAGGTACGGGTTACACCAGTGTTCCATCGGTAACACTTGGTAGCCCAGGCAGCGGTCAGACAATTACCGCAAGTCTTATATCGCAACCTGGTACTTGTATAGCGTCATTTGCTGGCAGAGTTTGGATTGCAAATGGACGTACGTTGTACTACACAGCAGCCGGAACAAACAACGATTTTATTAGTACGTCTGCGGGAAACATTATTTTTAATGACTCCACGTTGATAGGCAACATAACTCAACTTGTTAGTGCTAACAATTTCTTGTATATATTTGGAACTGACAGCATCAACGTAATTTCAGATGTACGGATTAACAGCAGTACAGGCGCAACGCTGTACACCAACACTAACATCAGCGCCAGCGTGGGAACAGACCTTCCTTACGCCATGATGCCTTATTTTCGTTCTATCGTATTTATGAACAGGTACGGTGTGTATGCGCTAGTTGGCTCTACAACGTCCAAGCTCAGTGACGCGCTAGACGGGGTTTTTCCTTACATTGATTTCACCAAAACTATAAGCGCAGGACAGGTGCTGGTGTACAACATTTTGTGCGCTGCGTTTAACTTCTACGTAAATAGCTCATTCCCTTATGGGTCAGGCGGTTCACGTTGGGTGCAAGCAGTGTATTTTGACAAGAAGTGGTTCTTTACTTTTCAAAATGCCGTAACATTTATTGCGTCAATTCCAGTTAGCGGCTCTGCTGTGTTGTTTACCACTACCGGCACTGACTTACAAAAAACATATCAAAACTCTACGGCGGCAATCAACAGTTACATACAACCCGCGTTGTATGGCATGGGTAACATCATCCGCGACAAAACTGCTCTAAAGTTTGGCGTAGAAGCCATTTTGTCATCTGCGCTTGGCAACAACATGACGGTGACAGTTGATTCAGAAAATGCTGTTTCACCATCCATAAACCTAAACAATTTTACCTATGTAACATGGTTAAACAATAGTGGTTCTGTTGTGTCATGGAACAACGCATTTTCCCAGACGGTTTATTGGGGAAATGCAACAACAGGTTATTACTTGTACCGTTACGACGCACAGATGTGGGGCAAGTACATATCGTTGACAATCACCAGTTCATCACCCAATTGGACGATGACAGGTATACAGTTTGAAACTGAACAAAGAGCGAGGTTCTAATGTCTTATTATCCTAATGTATATGCCAGCCAAACAGGGCCGTTGTTGCTCTCAGGTCTAGACGCTAATTTTAATTTTGCCGTAGACATCCAGTCACAGAGCTTGTACGCATCTGCCGGTGGATCGTCTGACATTATTACGGCTACGTTAACTCCCGCTGTTACGTCTTTAATATCTGGACTGACGTTGTATATCAGAGCAGCTACTGCTAACACGACAACTACGCCTACTTTTTCTCCTAACTCTTTGACTGCAAAGACGATTGTCAAGGGAAACAATAAACCATTAGTTGCAGGAGACATTGCTGGTGCTGGACATATTCTTATATTGCAGTACGACGCTACTAATGGAGTGTGGCAACTTGCTAACCCGCAAAACGCTTCTGGAACATTTAACTCCATCACCAACACCGGCCTAACATCGGGCCGTGTGGTGTACTCCACCACTGGTGGTCTTGAGACTGACTCTGCCGGCTTGACCTTTGACGGGACTAACTTTGCCACTACCGGCACGGCAACGGCTGCAAAGCTAATCCCTACTGGCTCTAGCGCAACTGGTAACGGACTGTACTTACCTGCTGCCAACAGCGTAGGCATATCTACCAATGGCGCAAACGCTGTCTATATAGACGCAAACCAGAACGTAGGAATAGGGACTAGTTCGCCAAGTGTTAAATTAGATGTAAGCGGGGCAATACGTTCTACTGGTACAAGTGCAATTCTTGCGTTCAGCAAGCGAAGTACCGGAACTGGCGATGCTTGGGGTATGTATTCTCAATCTGGTGAATACAACATTTACGACTACACAGCAGCGGTAAGTCGTCTTGTCATCAACTCCAGCGGTAACTTGCTGGTGGGGACTAATGCTACTTTTGATAATGTTTCATTTTTAACTGTCCAATTTCTTGGTGGTCTTGCTACAAAAATTGCCGGTACAGCGTCAACATCACAAATGTCATTTTTTAATGACAACGGGCGCGTTGGATGGATTGGTACAAGCGGAACCGTTACAAGTTACAACACATCGTCTGACTACCGCTTAAAAAACACCATCGCCCCCATGACAGGCGCTTTGGCAAAGGTCGCAGCCCTCAAGCCCGTCACCTACAAGTGGAACTCTGACAACTCAGACGGTGAAGGTTTTATTGCCCACGAACTCGCGGAAGTCTGCCCCCATGCCGTGACAGGCGAGAAAGACGCAGTTGACTCTGACGGCAAGCCCAAGTACCAAGGCATTGATGTGTCGTTCCTTGTTGCCACCCTAACAGCCGCAATCCAAGAACAGCAAGCACTTATCACTTCTTTAACCGCCCGTATTGAGGCACTGGAAGCAAAATGAACATGGACGCTATCTCTTTAGTACGTCATGGGGACGTTGACGGCCTCATGGGGTTTGCTTTTGAGAATGGCCTCCAGCATCAACTGTTTTCTGACACGTTAGTTGACAATTACAACGTACAAATACCCCGTTTTCCGTTGTTAGACATCAATCCTAACGACGTAGAAGACTGGCTTTTGTGCCACCAGGTGGAGCATCAGGCTATGTCTGCGGCCCTTGGTTTGAGCAATCCTGTTAACCTTATGGATGCAAACTGGAACGATGAGAGTAGTTTTTACGACTGGATAAGCACACATCTTTCTCTACATCAGCAAATTGTTGCTGCATTAGGACTTTAATATGGCGCTCCCCAACCCTGCCCCCCCACCAAAAAAATCTGGGTTTTCGCCAAACATCATGAACACGTTGCAGAAGCAAAATTCACCAGCAAAAGTCATGTCTCCTGCGGAAATTATCAAGCATGATGTTGACACTAACGGTTCTCCTATGCCCTGGCAACAAATCTATGCGGGGTTAGAAGCTGCAACAAAATCACCAAAGTTTAGGATTGTCAGAGCTAATAACAGCTTGATGACCTTTTCCAATCAGGGAGGCGGTATGGCTACTGCACACCTGATTACTGCTGATGATCCCACCAAGCTCATAGATAGTTTAAAACAGTTTCACAAAGCAATGATTGCATCTGGGTTTAAGAAAGTAAACTCTTATGTGACCAATCCTCAAATGATCCGTGCTTTGCAAATGGCTGGTATTAAAGTCAAAGAAAGCATGGGGCAAAGAGTAGAAGGCGGTCAAGCCTATCCTGCAATCAACATAGAAATGGAGGCTTGATATGACCCGTGACCGTGAAACATCTGATTACTACAAATATAATATTAAACCAATTGGTAAAAAAACATCAGTATCTAGTGACAACAACAGTAGCAGTAGTAGCGGAGGAAAACAAAGTCCTTTTGACGCTATTGGTGATGCGTTAAAGTCTGTTGGCGACGCGGTTGGTGACGCTGTAAAAAGAGCTGTAAAAACTGTAGAAAATGTTGTAACTTACGTTGTTGAACATCCGTTGCAAGTAGTAGAGGCAATTGCTGTTTACACCCTTGCTCCTGAGTTAGCTATTACCCTAAATGTATCTGTGCCTACTGCTACTGCAATAGCTAACACTGCCGTAGCGGTAATGAATGGCGCTAAAAATCCAGAAGATATTGCAAAAGCAGCGATTGCAAATTATGCAGGCGCTACGGCTGGAGCGTATGTAAATAATGCAACAAGTAGTTTATTGACTGCTGGAGAGTCTACTGCTGGGGCATATTTACCAACAGCAACAAATAGCACTTTTGTTCGTGTTGTAAGTTCTGCCGTAGGGGCAGACGCATCTGCAACAACCAGCTCTCTTATAAAAAATAATGGAGACTTGAAAAAAGCATTGGATGATGGAACGAAAGCCGCCATCACCAGTCTTGCCGCATCTGCCGGTACTGCTGCCGGAAAAGAAGTAGCGTCTAACATAGAAGACCCCACCTTATCCAAAATTGCTGGTGTTGCCACAAAAGCGGGAGTAACTGCAACACTTGCCGGAAAAGATGGTGCAGCCGCAGCATTGACCGCTGGTGAAAAAGAAGCGGCAGGCCCATTATTAGATCAATTTGGTAATGTTATTTCTGATATTGCCAGCAATTTGCCGTCTGGGCCGTCGGTAGATTTTTCTGGTTTAAAAGAAGCTATCAAACCAATAAGTGATGTAGCTACTTCTATTGCTGAACCCATATATAAAAAGGCTAGTGATGTGGCTACGGCGGTTGCTGAGCCTATTAGTAAAGCAGTTACCTCTGTTGCTGAGCCTATATATAAAAAGGCTAGTGATGTGGCTACGGCGGTTGCTGAACCAATAAGTAATGTAGCTACTTCTATTGCTGAGCCTATATATAAAAAGGCTAGTGATGTACTAACTTCTGTTGCTGAACCAATAAGTAATGTAGCTACTTCTATTGCTGAACCCATATATAAAAAGGCTAGTGATGTACTAACTTCTGTTGCTGAACCTATATATAAAAAGGCTAGTGATGTGGCTACAGCGGTTGCTGAGCCTATTAGTAAAGCAGCTACTTCTATTGCTGAGCCTATATATAAAAAGGCTAGTGATGTACTAACTTCTGTTGCTGAGCCTATAGGAAAGAAAATTTCTACCGCAGCAGATACCGTAAAAGACGCACTTTCTTCTGGAGAAGTAAAAATATCTGGTGATAATCTGGACAAATCAATCATTGATCTTATGGGTCAAGCGCCTACTAAAATCCCTGACACTGTTGCTGAAACACCGTATACAACGCCAACAACTGGTAGCCCTGCCGTTTCTGACGTAGCCTCTGGAGCAGCGGCCTCTCCTGCTGCTTTTGGCGGTGCGGATGTAGCTATGCTTGGAGACACTAGCCCAGAAGGAATGGGTAGCAAAGTAAGTAAAAAAGGTGGAAAATACCCCTGGGGCGAACCAGAAGGTACGACGGCATTGAAAGAAGGGTTAGGTATAGGATGAGCAAGCTTGCAAAACTATTAAGTCTGCCGGAGATGGCAGATCGCCTAGCCTCGGCTGGACGGGGTAAAGACTCTATTCTTGCCCACATTAACCCTACCGAGGCCAGACTGCTGAAGTCCCGTGGCGGTAGCGGCAAGCGCAATCCTCGCACTGGCATCGTGGAGTTTGATGATTACTCCGAAGACCCTAATGCTGGTGAGGCAGAAGCACAAGCAAATATGGCTCCTCCTCCCACTAGCTATGCACCTGCTGCACAAGACCCCGCACAGCAACAACAAGCAGCGGCAGAAACGCCTGCTCCTCCTCCCACTAGCTATGCACCTGCTGCACAAGACCCCGCACAG